ATTGGCAGGTGTCAAAGACATCAACCAATATGAGTTTCTACGTGGGCAATATACAGCTCTGGTTCAGGTAGAAATAAAACTTAGAGAGCTGCTTGGAAAAGTAATAGAAGATGACGAAGACGAACAAGGTGGTAGTTCCTGACCACGTTGCCAAAGAAATCGAAAAAGAAAATCAAGCTATAGAGCAAACAGTACAAGAAACTGGTGAAGAGCTTGATAAAGCATATGTGGAGCCAGGACTAAAAGTCTTAGATCCAACCCTTTTAGATAAATCAGCCTTAGAAAGAATGCCAACACCTACAGGGTGGCGTATGTTAATACTGCCATTTGCAGGTATGGGTAAATCAAAAGGCGGCATCATCCTAACTCAAGATACTGTTGATAGAGAAAGATTATCAACTGTGTGCGCTTATGTAGTTAAGATGGGGCCTCTTTGTTACAAAGACGCTAAGTTTGGCGACAAACCTTGGTGTGAAGAAAAACAATGGGTATTGATTGGCCGTTATGCTGGTGCTCGTTTTAAACTTGGTGATGACGCAGAATGCAGAATTATTAATGATGATGAAGTAATAGCAACCATACACGATCCAACCGATATCGTTGCAGTATAGGAGTAAATATGAGCGAAGAAGTAAAAAAAGACGAAACACTCGAAGAAGAAACAGTTGTAGAGCTGGAAGAAGAACAGAGTGAATCCGAAGATGCTGAAGTCGTTGAAGAAGAAGTTGAAAGCGAGCCAGAAGAGTCTAAAGACGAAGAAGAGCTTGAACAATATTCTGATCGAGTTCAGAAACGTATAGCAACCTTAACACGTAGGTTACGTGAAGCAGAAAGAGCAAGCGAGTCAGCTTATAGTTATGCTACTCAGCTTCAAGATGAAAACAAAAGTCTTAAAGCAAAAAGCGAACAATCTGATAAGCACTATTTATCAGAAGCTGAAAATAGATTGAAGTCTCAAAAAGCACAAACGCAGCTTGCTTTGAAGGGTGCTTTAGAAGAACAAGACTATGAAAAGGTAGCTAAAGCTCAGGATGTTCTTGCTAAAATAGCCGTTGAAGAAAGCAAAATTGAATCTTCAAAATCTCAGCTTGAATATCAAGAAGAACAAAAATCTCAAGAACAACAAGTTTCACAACCTGTTGAGCAACCACAAATGCAAGCTCAAGCGCCTCTTCCTCAACTAGATGAAAAGACACAAGCTTGGGCCGAAAAAAACGAGTGGTTTGGTGTCGATGAGATTCTTACCAACGCTGCATTTACAATTCATAATCAACTAGTAGCTGAAGCATTTGATCCTAAGTCAGATGAGTATTATACTGAGATTGATAAAAGACTTCGTGCCAGGTTTCCTAATGACTTTTCACAAGAAGAAAATTCTAAGAAACCAACACAAAGAGTTGCTTCCGCAGGCAGAGCAGATACATCTGCAAAAGCTAAAAAGAAGCAAGTAAGATTAACGCCATCTGAAGTTAAGATGGCCAAAAGTTTAAACGTACCCCTAAGTGAGTACGCAAAATTCGTAAAAAGGTAATAGATATGAATAGAGACGAAAAGGGAAGGTTTTTAAAACCAGAAAATGACAGAGAATCCCGCTCTGCTGATACTCGTGCAAAAGACGTAGCACGCAAACCTTGGGCTCCACCAAGTACATTAGAAACTCCACCCGCCCCTGAAGGCTATGTCTACAGGTGGATTAGGGCAGAGACTTTAAACCAAGAAGATAGGAAGAACGTAATGTCCAGACTCAGAGAAGGCTTCGAACTTGTTCGTGCTGAAGAGATTGGAGATTTTGAATTACCTAGTATTCTTGATGGTAAGCATGCAGGAGTAGTTGGTGTCGGTGGGCTATTATTAGCTAAGATTCCACTAGAAACAAGAGAAGAACGTAACTCTTATTATCAAAGCAGAAGCAAAACTATGCAGGAAGCTATCGATAATGATCTATTGAAAGAATCTGATGCTCGTTCTCCAATTATGTCTCCGAGGAGAACTTCTTCAGTAACATTCGGGGGCGGTAAACGATAAATAATATATAAGGATAAAATATTATGGCAAACCCAGATAAACCTAATGGCTTTAAGCTTGTTGGTAAGTTAGGCGGTAGCGTCCAAAATAACGGCGTTCAGAACTACGAAATCGCAAGTGGACAAGCTGGTAGTATCTTCTCTGGAGATCCTGTTCAGATGTTAACAGGCGGTACCATTAGCGTCGTAAATTCAGCTACTACCGTCAAAATCTTAGGGATCTTCCGTGGTTGTAAGTATATTGACTCAGATGGAAGTGTGAAACATTCACCATATTTCCCAGGCGGTCAAACTTCAACTTCGACAATTGTGGCCTTAGTAGAGGATTCTCCTGAGAACCTTTACCAAGTGCAAAGCTCAGGCTCACTCGTTTTAACCGACGTGGGCGCAAACGTTGATCTAGACTATACAGCTGGTGATACAGTATCTGGCCAATCAAAGGCCGAGATTGCTGGTACATCAGGTGCTGGTACAGCTCAGTTCAGAATTATTGGCAAGGTTGATGAACCTGATAATGCATTCGGAACAAACGTTAGCTTAATAGTAAAAATTAATGAACATGCATACAGCACAACAGCTGGTGTCTAATTAAAGGAGTAAATAATGGCAATTAATAGATCGCAATTAGCAAAAGAATTAGAGCCAGGCTTGAACGCTTTATTTGGTATGGAATATGCTAGATACGACAATGAACATGCAGAAATCTTTGATCAAGAGTCATCTGACCGAGCATTTGAAGAAGAAGTACAGATTGTTGGATTTGGTAATGCCCCTGATAAAGCAGAAGGTGCTGGCATCTCTTACGATAGTGCAAGTGAAGGCTTTACCGCAAGGTACGAGCATGAAACAGTTGCATTAGCATTCGCACTTACTGAAGAAGCAGTAGAGGATAATTTGTATGACAGACTTGGTTCAAGATATACCAAAGCTTTAGCTAGAAGTATGGCTAACACCAAGCAGATCAAAGCTGCAAACATTCTTAACAATGCTTTCTCAGCAGGAAATCCTGGCGGTGACGGGAAACCACTTGTGGCTTCTGACCACCCATTAGTAGGAGGCGGTGTTGGTGCTAACAGAGCAGCAGTTTTTGCTGACTTGAATGAAACTTCACTAGAAGATACTCTGATCAGAATCTCAACTCAGGTTGATGACAGAGGATTAGCAATCGCTTTACAAGGAACTAAGCTTATCATTCCACCACAATTACAATTTGTGGCAGATAGACTGCTTAACTCCCCAGGTCAGCCTGGTACAGCAAACAATGACATTAACGCTATGAAGAATATGGGAATGTTACCTGAAGGTTATGTGGTAAACCACTACCTAACAGACCCAGATGCTTTCTTCGTTAAGTCAGACTGTCCAGATGGCTTTAAGCATTTTGTTAGATCCCCAATGTCAACATCACTTGAAGGTGACTTTGATACAGGAAATCTAAGATACAAAGCTAGAGAGAGATATTCATTTGGATTCTCAAACTGGAGATGTGTCGATGCTTCACAAGGTGCATAATTAAACCTTGTACCCCTCTAGGGAGCCTTAGGGCTCCCTTTTTTATTGCTTAATTAATTAAACAGAGTTAAACTCAAATAAATTATGGCATTTAGCAACTAAGTGCTGACCCAAGGAGGGTTGTAATTTATGAGTGTTAATTTTAAGAACAACGTTTCAAACGTTGACAAAAGAAAAGGTTCTAACCTTATGGGTGTAATACATCCTGGGCCTTTTACAGAATATTACAA